AACCTTCATCGATACTATAATTCCAGTTGGCTACGAACGAAGCAATCTCGTGGCGTTGTGATAACGCTTTCGGTAATGCTATTGTCGTGTTGAGGTGTAACATTTTTTTGCTTCTCAATTAATTTGTAAAGTGAATTATATCATTATATATACAACTTGTCAATGAATTTTTCACTTTTTTTAAAATATTTTTTAACTATTTTGATAAGTTGTTGATTTAATTGAAATTAAATTTTACCAACTAAATCTAAACTTGGGGTTAAAGTTGATGCACCTTGTTCCCATTTTGCAGGACATGCTTCACCAGGATTTTCTCTAGTGTAAATTGCGGCTTTAATCTTACGAACAAGTTCTGATGCATTTCTACCGATACCATCTGCATTTTGTTCAATGATTGCAATTTTACCATCTGGATCAATAACAAATGTAGCACGAGTTGCTAAACCTGTTTCATGATTCAGTACTGAGAATAAATTTCTCGTTAAGACATGTGCTGGATCACCAATCATTGGATAAGTGATTTTCTTAATTGTATCTGAAGCATCTGCCCATGCTTTATGGACAAAGTGTGTGTCTGTTGATACTGAATAAACATTTACACCCAAACCTTGCAATTCTGTATAGAAATCTTGCAAGTCACCTAGTTCTGTTGGGCATACAAATGTGAAATCTGCTGGATAGAAAAATAATACATTCCATTTTCCCACTAAATCATTTTGTGAAACTTTAATGAATTGACCGGTTTGATAAGCATCAACTTCCCATTCAACTACATCATCTGAAACATTTAATCCATATAAATTGTACATATTATCTCCATCATAAAAAAACCCTCAAGCAGAATAAACCGATGAGGGCCGGGTTTAAACTTTATTATTTGTTCATTACATACATAGTTACTTCGAATCCGAAACGCATTTCTGTTGCTGATGGTTTTGTCCACATAGTAATTCTCCTTAAAGATTAATGTTAATAAAATTCTCTTTTATGCACTTCAAAAGAAACTTCATTATACATTATTATTTAACAAATAACAAGAGATTTTACCTACAGAAAATCATTAATTTAAAAGTAGATTTTCTGTAATCTTAGTCTTAAGCATATCTGGAATAGACAAATGTGGCCATTCTAGATTAAATGGACATACATCTTTCCATGTATGATTCTTTAAGAAGTATGCAAATTCAGCTAAGTCAGCTTTATTGTTTGGGTCAAAATTACGTTTAACAGCAGTCACTTTAATCATTATATATCTCCAAATTATCATATCGTTCTAATAAAACAACTTGATGGACATTGTTATCATCTGGAACAGTCTTAGTAACTTTCAAATATTCAATAGTATTAATAACTCTAACATCCCATTTAGTATCTGTATAATAGATTTCAAATGGTTGTTCTATTGTTCTTAATCTAAGAATAGTTGAGTTCTGATCCATAATTATCCAATCTTTATTACAAGTGCATTATATCTTTTATTATAATAATTGTCAACAAATAATTTTAAGTACGTTGAATTTTTTTGCCTATGTTGTATTTAGGAATCAATTCCCAATCATCTTTCTCTTTGAAATTGATGATTTTGATTTGAGATAGTCCCACTTGAAGTTCGCCAATCTTATCTTCATTGACGATATCAACTAGTCCCCAATCTCTCAATAACAACACAATACTATTTCTACGTGCTAAGTCATTGTCTGTAATGTCAGTTGGTTTGCCATCTAAAGCAAACAACTCTTTGAAATGAACAATGTAATATTTACCTTGTTTATGTAATATGTGACAAGATTGATATAAGACTTTATCTTTTTTAGATGCAACACCAATACGTGTTAAAGTCTCTCTAATCTTTAGAAAATCATCTCTATTCTGTAATGTCACTTCAATCATATCTTCTATACGAATCATTATTTCTTCACTCCGCCTTTATCGGTTATTCTTCTTATTTCAGCGATTTGTTCTGTAGTTAATATGCGTAGTGCTTGTTTGACTTTCTCATTAGAATATCCAAAGAACTCTTTTACGCAATTCAAATCTTCATCAGCCACGAGTTTGTTCCAAGGCTGGAACTTTCTTTTCATTGACCTTATACTATTTAGAAGATATTGATATTGCAACTTATTGTCAAGATTAGGAAATTTATTCATCTCATTTGCATATAGAATTGCATCCATATGTTGAGATAATGCTCTATTGACAATGTAGGGCAAATAATCTTTCTCGTCCTGCTCTACCAATAGAACATTCTTCTTGTTTTGTAAGATTGATGGAACTACTTCTTTGAATAAATCAGCCATGTTTTTGTAACCATTCTATCGCATTTTTCAAAATATTAATATCATCATTAAAGTTACCTAAAGCAAGATTGCATTTTCTGCATAGCCATCCTCTGACTTTAACTTGCTTATGGTCATGGTCACATACCCAAGGAGAAACTTTTTTGGTTGTGAATTGTATTGTTTCGTTTAGTTCTTCTTCATTCTTACCACATAATGGACAGCAATAGTCTTTGTCTGGTAACGCAATTAATTTTCTTAATCTACGTCTATCACGATTAACTTCTTTGTCACATGGCTTACACCAAGAGCGAAGTTTCTTACCACCACTATCATGACCGAACTCATTATATGGTAAATCTGTTTTACATCTGTTACATTTTTTGGTTTGTTTTTGTATTTCGTTTCCTGAAATATTTTGCATATTAATACTCCGAGCGAGTATATTTTAGCATCTGCTTCGTAATATCTTCATCCAATTTATGTACAGGAGTGACTGCTGGTTGTTCCATAGGAATGCGAACCATTATTCTACCATCCTTTGTTTTGTATTTGTCGTATGTGAATGATTTAGGATCAACTTCCATCAACCATCCTTCCCATTCAAACGTATGAGATGGTGCAGGAACATTGATAAAAAATAGTCTATCAACACTCTTACATTTTCTCAATTGCTTCTCATTGATACCAAATGCTTTGGCTTTGACGAATGGAACGTGTGTTTTAACTTCGATTGTTAATCCATCACCAATCATATCTTTCTCACTATCATAATGGTCAAGTGCTTGTTCAACAATTACACCATTACGTGCTAGGTAGTTAGATACATACTTCTCACCCATACGGCCAAGAATTTCCATATTAGATAATACGTTAGTTTGCATATTTCACCTTAGTTTCTACCATAAATTCATGAGATATAATGAAACTTCTTTTCCATATCTCTGAGTTCATTTCTGGCCTAATCATATAAATCAATTCTTTTTCAATCTTTTCAATAGTGATTGGAAATGGTAGATTAAGTAAATTAGGAACTGATACATATTTAATTGATAGTTTATCAAAATCTTCACCATATTTTCTTAAATATTTGTATCCACCAGGATGAGATTCTGATTCATGTTCAGTACCTCTTACTGCCGCCAAAAATCTAGATACTCTATTTCGAATTGAATATGATGCAAAACCTACATACATTGGTTCTTTATCTCTATAAATCACATATATTCCAGCAGATGATATCACTTCATCAGATGCTATATTGAATCCCATTTTTGTATTAAAATTAGGAGAAATTGTGTGAAATTTTTGACTTTCAATTTCATCATTTATCAATTTTGCATAATCTTTAGCATCATGAACAATATTGCCCCACAAGTCTTTATACATTATTTGAACTCACAATCTACCATAAATTCTGTTAGACATGCAACAAGATTAATCTCTTGGTCAGCAACGAATGCGGCTTGATACTGATACCTAGCAAGAATCAATACTGCTTGAGGAATAGAATTTGGTTTCAGATAATCATATAAAGAGTCATAAATTTTACGATAGATAACTTCTGAATCACTATCAGAGTTATTATTTGCCCACTTACGAGCAGTTGCAAAATCTTTATCTTTAAGTGCTTTGATAAGTTCTTGAAGTTGAACTTCTACTAGATTATGCAAGATTCCTTTGTCAATAACACCAGACACAGAATATCGTTGTAACTCATTGAGAATTCTACGATTATCTGGAAAGTATTTTGTGACAAGAGATACTACAGCTTCTTTATCATATGTGATTTCTTCTTGTTGAAGAATCCACTCAATACGTTTGAAGAAACCTGCGGCCATCTTCGCTTTATTTCCATTGATTTTGAAGTCAATAACAGAACATCGAGAATGAATTGCATCGATAATTTTTGATTTATAATTACAGGTGAATATGAATGAACAATTAGATGCAACTGCTTCAATAACACCTCTCAATGCTTTCTGAGCATCAGGAGTTAGA